TAAAACATATTCCTGTGTGCGGCCAGTAAAATACAACATCATCATCTGGATCATCATTATGATTCTTTGCTAATAGTGAACTGTAATTTATCATTAGTCTCACCATAGACAATCCTAATATCACAAAAGCAATCATTGACAAATGTGAATATGCTACCATTTAGTTTTTCCATTGTCTTTATTCTAATTGATTATGTCACAATGAGTGAAAATATAGTAATCATTATACTTCCTACCATACCGAAAAGAAACATTCCATAAGACCATCTCAACCATTTATACTTTACAAGGGCGAGGGCTTTACCTGAAACATAAATTTCTTCTGCAAGTGCATCATATATTCTGTCATCGTTCAATAAAGTTAGGGCATAATATGCTTTATATTCATTCTTTGTCAGATGAGAGTAATGTCCAAAATACAAAGGATTAAATTGGTCTGATATTTGATCCAGTTTTCCTAAGTTATTTTTAGGATACTTGGCATTGGGTATTATCGCAATTATCGCAAACAATAATGTTAAAATACAACAAATCGCAAAAAACATTAACGGATACATTAATATTGGATTGTCAAAGTTTGCTGCCGTAACGGAAAACACAATCGCTGAAACTGTAATCATTTGTCCGGCCTTTTGGTCGGCATTGATATTCAGTCGCATTTGATTAGTAACATTTAATCTGAAAATATTATCAACCGCCGCTCTATCCTCTGGAACACCATCAAAGTAATTCTTTTTATCGTATCTCGGTTCGTATCTCATGTACTATTTTAATGGTGGTGCGTATAGTAGTCCTCCATGACTATAAAGTTTATTTAATCCTCGTTGTAATCCTATTGGGGTATCTGGCCCCACATTACGTTCATATATTTCTTTATAATTTCCAACTTGTTTTATTATATCGTAAGACCAAGTTGCGGGCAATCCTAGTTTAGCACCAAGATGGGGGTGGTCTACACCATTCTTCTCACCCATAAATCGTTGGATGTTTGGGTCTATGTTGTTCTTGAACGAGTCAATGTTCTTTGAGTTGATACCCATTTCTTCTGCAATAAAAAGAACATATACTGTCCATCGAACAATATCTGACCATCTCTGATCTCCATACTTGACAACTGGCCCTAATGGTTCTTTTGAAATAATCTCTGGAAGTATCATGTGCCGATCAGGGTCACTAAAACTTAATCTGTTTGATGCAAGACCAGACCTATCAGTACCATACATATCACAGTCACCCCTTTTGTATACGTTCTTTGTTTTTTCAGTAGGTGGTACTGCGACAGGGATATAATTTATTCCATGTAATTCCATAAAGTCTGCAATGTTCTTTGCAGCTGTTCCAGTAGAACTAAAACAAATCCTTGCGCCCTCTAGTTGTTTTGCTGAAGACACGCCAAGTGTTTTTCTTACAATAAATCCTTGACCGTCATAATATGTGGTGGGAGCAAACTCAAGTTTTTTGAGTACGTTTCTAGTGAATGTATAGGTAGTGGCGGCTGAAAGAATATCTATAGAACCATCTATTAAAAATTCAAATCGTGTTTTTCCATTGACTATAGTAAATTCGATTGCATCTGCATCACCAAATATTGCGGCGGCAACGGCACGACATATATCAACATCAAAACCTTCCCACCTATCACCATCTTCATTATTCCAAATTTCCTGTGAGAAGCCGGGAAATTCATCATTGGTTCCACAAATGACATTTCCTCTTTCTTTTACACGATTGAATGTTGAACTATACGTTGGATTGTATTCTGATTTTGGCACACCAACTCCATGTCTTTCTTTCATTGGATCTTGTCCCCCGGCAGGAGACAATGCCATTATCCAAAAAACCCAAACTAAAGATGCAATAATTTTACCAAACATAATCATTGCAACGCTCGATAAATTTCTAATAGTTCTGCATCAGGTAGTGGTGCTGCCATAGTATAATATCGTTGATGACCAACCGACATAAATGCTTTAACATCAGAAAAACTTGGATATTTCTTTAAGAGATTGTGGAGGTAATAATCGGGACTTAGATGACACCCCGCACATTGATTATCTTTCGCAAATACTCTAGTTGATTTTTTGTATCGTTCTGATTGAACTAGAATGGAATTAAGATCCTTTTCCATAAATGTAACTTTTTCATCTATATCTGGTATAACCATAAAGATTAAATATATAAGAAGTGCGATGATAACATAGATAAATGATTTACTAGCAACTGTTTGATCTTTAATTAAATTTTCTAAGACTTGAACTTCTTCGACCTTTTTATCTAAATCTTCAATATCATGTTGTATTATTTTTTGGTCTTTGCCATTTGCAACAACCTTTTCTTTTTCAGCCATAATTACCTCACTTCTTTCCTGCTTCATTTAACTTCTTGGTGATTTGTTGTTGAAACCATTTGAGAACAATTGGTATGCTCACATTGGAAGTCAATCCAAAAAGATAACCGATGGGATAACGGTAACTTTCATAGGCCGCAAGTTGTGGAACGTTTGTAAATACAATGGAAATCAACAAATAACCAGTTGCTGACATTCCCATATTAATTACTAAATCAAGTAAAATCAACCATCCATGACCGTTATACTTATCCTTATTGTCCTGTCTGTAATTAAACAGGAATATCCAAAATGATGAAAATAATACCAATCCAAGCATCATCATTTCAGAAGTGTTAAATAAATCAATCATATGTTTCCATTACTTTTTCTTATCTTTAGTTTGTTTTAAAAGTTTTTGAAGATCTGCGGTACTCCCAACAAATAATGCATTTGTTACATTTTGAGGAGACTTTCCTTGACCATCTTCATTCATAGATTGCATTGTTTTATGTAAGCCAATAAGTTCTTTATTTGCATTAGTTAGCTTATCTATCAATTGGCCTACTACTTCATATGCTCTGGGATGTTCTGTTTCCCTGGCGATTTCCATTAAACCGTCCATGGCATCAGAACCTCTTTCTATAATATTATAAAGATTCTCTCGCGAATATTGAAAATCAGTATCTGTATCATCTACTTTATTTTTTTGAGGCATAACTTTGGCAACCGGTAATTTTTCAACCGTTGGAGTTATTTCAAAAACCTCGTTTAATTTGTCATCTACATCTTTTGTTGATAATGGCTTATCAATTGGTTCACGATCTTTCATCATCTACCTTCATAAATTTTTATTACCGGATGCTTGTATATCTAAGCTTGGAGAACGCGTGTCTAATCCCGTGGTTGGATCAAATTCTATTCCTTCTGCAAAAAAGTCTCTTGTTTCCGTTACATCATATCCACCTTCAGATGGGTCAACATCCCCCACTGTTTGTGTTATTCGAGATTTTACTAATGCTCTATTTCTATCTCCTCTTACTGCCTCTGAAAGAAATTTAGTACCATCTTCATTTACAAAATAACTTCTTTGCGCGCCGAAAACATTATCAGATTCTAATACGATATATTCTGGTTCTATTGCTCCAACCGGCGCATGAGGTATTACATGAAAATTTATAATAGATGTTCTAATAAGTTTAGTTGATAAATCATCACTTCCGTCACCAAATCCTTTTCCTTTAATATTTGGATACAGATATCCTTTAACTGTAAAATCTAATGTCCATATTAAAGCCCTCCGCGATAAAAAATCTCCCTCATATGAATCTTCAACATTGACTCCTCCTAAAACAATCGGTAAATCTATTTTTATACCCATTGTAGGAAGAGCATTAATTGTTACTGTAAAATCAGGTTGAAAAAATGGTAAAATTTGTTCTATAATTTGTGTGCCATCGTCAGCATTTTTTACAAAAATATTTAGAGCAAATGCAAAGTCATATGGAACCGGACTTCTAACTACTCCAGTTTCCCCTCTATATTTCTGAGTTCTATTATGAAGGGGATGTAACATTCTCTCGGGACTATACGACATCGAAGTCAAATCGAAACCCATCCGCGGCAACGACATGCCCACCTTTTTATCTAGGTTTTCATCTCCGGAAATTCTTGTCAAAAATTTCTGTTTGGGTCCATAAGCTAGAGGAACTCCTATTGTCTCTATTACATTGCCAGAACTATTTCTTCTCTGAATAGAAATATCATTAAAGATTGTTCCAAATACTGCTACATATTTTCTTACTAGGCCGTGATACCAATATTGTCCTAACATTAAAATGTTCCTTCACTAAATGGATTTCCTTCAGTAAAATCAATAATGCCTTTTGCAGTTGATTCAATTTCTACATTTTTAGCTTGCGCATCTTCTGCAAAGTCTTTTGTTACAGTACCCATGGTTGCAGTTACAGATGTTGTTTGACCTGTTAAAGTTTCACCATTTGTAAAAGATCCTACTATGTTTGTAACTCTTACAAATAAACCTAATCCGGGTACGTCGCGTAATTTTAATATTTTAGCGGAAGCTCCGGATAGAGAACCAATTATAGTTTCATCAGTAGAAAATACACCTGAATTAGCAGAATATCCCATTTCGACAGAGTACGCACTATCTGCTTCTACAGCATCTATTTCTGGTATTCCTGTATCAATATCTTCACTACTATATTCAAAGAATTCACAAGATAAATCAAAAACGGGTAATTTACCTAATTGATAAAAAATTGCTTGATGTTCAACGAATTGTATTTCAAACATTTTCTGGGCCAGATCAAACCAAATTAAATCTCCTTCAAGAGGTCTTGTTGTAAGACCCAATCCTTTCCAAGTACGTTGTGCAATAGTAAAAGTTACTTGTTCTCTAATCTCTAATCCAAACCTTCCAACAAATGCTCCTTCACCTTCAAAACCATCTGTAGTTTTAATATACACTTCTACTGGATATGCCGATTCAAAAGATGAGGCAGTAGCTTCTCCGAAAATATTATCTAAATTATTTTGAGTTCTTGGTAGATAAGAAACTTCATGCCCGAAGACTTGAATAGATTCAACTACTAAATCTTCTAGAAGATTTGATTCATTGTTTTCGTATTTTTGAAAATAATTACTTACTGGCATCGTCAGCCTTTTCGTCCGTCACTCTAACTCTTAGAATCGATTTTCCATTAATGGTAATATCACCCTTTTCATTTTTACCAATTTCTTTTACTTCTATTCTTCTATTTTTAAATTTTCCACCGAGAACTATATCACCTACTTCTATAGGTATTTTAATTTCTTCTTCTATAAATTTTCGAAATGATTTCATATTACCCTGTCATAAAATCATCAGGCAATTGATATTTTGTAAAAATTTCATCATCTAACATTTGCAATTCTGTTGTTGCATCATCAAAAATTTGCCTGCCATTTAAAGTAGTACCGCCGGGTAATTGTAAGCCTTCGAATTTTAATAAATTAGATCCCCATTGTCTTTTAAATAAAGATGTTGTATATTTTTTTATCCATATATCATTATAGGCGTCTGAATATTCTTCTGGGTCTAATCTTCTATAAGTTTCAAATAACAAAAATTTTCCAATCTTCATTTCATACGACCAATCGATATCAAGATATAATCTATTTGTATGTCTATTAAATCTAAATGAGGGGGATTGGTTAAATAAATTTTCTATCAAACTCAAGTGTTGCATTGCCATAGTATAACCTGAAAGCTGTTGCTTACTTAAATCAAACATATCATTTAATCTTAATTGATATCTTACATCGAACATACTAATACTGCCAGCAGTTGTATCTATGGGGAAAGCTCTGATAACACTAATAGTTTCATCGCCTACGCTAAGATATTCATTAGTAATATCTTCTGCTGTAATTACGTGTTTTAAATATATCTTTTCGGAACCATCGTAATGATAATCATTATAGAGTTGAATAGATTCATCAATTCTATCTTCTAATTGATCATCATCTACATTAATTTCAATGACTGGATGGCCTAATTGTCTAAGACAATATTCTTTGAGTTGTTGTCGTGTTTGAGGTTTTGCCATGATAAGATTCCTACATATAGATTACTGACATATAATGTATTTATCTCCATGGAGGTCCTGACACCCAGGATACTAGCGAATAGCGAATGCCTTCAGTAATCGGGGTAATTTGGTGTTGTGTGAAACTGGGAAATACTAATGCATCTCCAAATTCTAAGCGCATTGTTCGTGGTTCTTTTTGATAATTTAAAATTATTTGTAAATCTCCTCCCTCATATGATCCCACATTTAATGCCGCGGTTATACTCAATTTCCTTACATTTTGATGTTTTTTGTGTGTTGCATTAAAATCATCATCGGTATGCCACGTATAAAAATCTCCTTTTTGATATTTTGTATATTGAACATTAATTGATGAATAATCTAAATCAAATTGAAATTTCTTATTTTCTTCTATAAAAATTTCTTTTAATTTATAAATTATTACTTTTTGTAAATCTATTAAATCTATTTTCCATATATCCCATAAAAATACATCAGATTTTCTAGCACTTGAATTATTATTTACTGTTGTACCAGGAATTATTTTTTTATCTAACTTATTAATAATATCATCAGCATTTTTTTTAAACCATTTTGATGATATTCTAACATAAGCTGGAGATCTAACAATTGGGGAATTAGCGGGTTTGAAGAGCTTTGACACCAGCAGGTCCTAATGCAATATTTTTTTTAATTTCTGATTTTAATTTCATCGTTGTAATTTCTTCTTTGGTTTCTTTCCACCATTCAGATTTATTTTGTGTATCAGTTTCACTTATAAAACATCCATTGCTCCAAGGATGAAGATTAAAATCTTCTTCTAAGAGCATATTTGACATCGGATTACTATGAATCACAAATGCAAGAGTTGATCTGAGACTTTCAGTTCCTGCTGCATGCCAAGTATATCCGGTACGATCTATTTCTCCGTGCCCGAACCAATCGAATGATTTTACATTCCAGCCAACTTGATCTGGAATATCATAATTTAAAGATTCTGCACCTGGAATATTTCTTTTATATCTAAAAATTCCTTTGCCTGTTTTAGACCAAGTAAAAATTAAATTTCTACCGGGAACATCGGCATTGTGATGCCAGCTCATATATCCTCCAGGCGGATATATTGTACTTAGAGCTTGTTGTCGTGCTCCTATTCTTTTACCTAAATCCGCACATAATTTAACAACTTTCAAATGTCTATTTCTTGTTCTTAAATCTAATAATAAATCATGTACGCCTTGATGCCAAGGTGGTCCTGGTCTAACCAACTTTTTATATTCCGTTAAATATTCTTCACAAACAGCTTCTTTCCAAGTGATTATTCTTCTGCTACCCATTCTTATTTTATCTTCATCTAAATCATAAAGATATTCCCCCAACTTTTGAAGAATATCTAATACTTCATTATCATTACAATATTTTGTAATATGTTCTATATGATTCATATTCTTCCGTTTTGATATTGTTTTTTGAATAATAAGCAAGAATAATCATGAAATACTATTTCATCTCTGTCTATGCCTTCTCTTTCTGGGTGATATCCTATTATCCAATTCCATTTCGCATCTTCTCCTGTATTCCAATCATTTGTTTCAGGAGTACAAGGGGGATCTCCTCCAAATACCCAGTGCCATTTAATATCTGGACGATACCATGGATCATCCTGTCTTATAACTCCTAACATTAGATGTAGAGGAAACTGATCCCATCCTCTGGTTTCCCAATAAGGATATTTACCCTCCCATCTTGGATCCCATTCATACCGTCTTTTCCATACCCAATTTTCCCACCATTGTTGCATAAAAGAAATCATCCTTTCAGACTTTCTATATAAACACATTCCACCATGAGGAACTTTTAAATTTTTCTTATCCCACCACGTTTGAGCAGCAGCATATGTTCTGATTTTAGTCCACGCCATATCATATCCATCTTTTATTCCATTAAATATTTCCGGAGCCCTAGGATTGATACATACCATATCAGAATCAAGATAACATGTAAGATCAAAAGGGGAATGTTGTAAGGCTAATAATTTGGCTCTATTGGAAGCGGGCATGCCTCCGTGAACCTCATCGAATATATGATTGCCAGAATCAGATACCCATTTATCTTCAGTATATAAAATTACTGGATGGTTTGGAGCAAATTCTTTTAAGCTATCTGCTAATTGTTGCGCTGCGGTGAGATATGGTTTAAAATTAGTGGCACATAATAAAAAACCCTGATCATGCCTCATTTGATTTTTTTAGATATGAATCTAAGTAATTATTTTCCTCTTTCCCATCAGGGTCTGATACGGGTTTTTTCGTCCTAATCCATTCTTCTTGTCCAATTTCCTTATCGGCCACTGCTTCAATTGTTGATGTATTAGCTGCTGGTTCCTCTGTAGATCTTTCATCCAAAAGACCTTCCGCAGATAAAGTTACTCTAATTATAGATAAAGTTATAAAAGACGCAACTAGTGCGGAAATTTCTGTTAATGATTTAGATTTTCTAATTCGGGATCTTAATTCTCTATTTTCACTATCTCTAACTTCTGGAATTTCAAAAGCTTCTAATTTAGCTCGGAATAAAGTTTCTAAATCATCTGCAGCTCTTTTTCTTTCAAATCGTTGTTTTTCATCCCTTTGTTTAATATTTGATCTAGGGCCTCTGTCTTTATTTTGAATTTCGCGTTGCTGTTTATTAGTTTCAGAAAATTCATCAATTTGTTCAGATGTAAATTTGTGAAAAAAATCTTTCCATTCTCGTGAATCTTCTAAAGCCTGTCCAGAGTATCTAGATTTATCTTGTCTTTCATAAAGAATAGAAATTTCTTTTTTTTGATCTGAGCGCCACAGGCCCTCAATCATTGTATCATGTGTCCACTCTTCTTGTTCAGCCACTTCTTGTTCAGCCATTTTTTCCTTTCATAATATTAATATTATATGTATTTATGTTACTCTTTTCCAGAAAGAATAATCATCTTGTTCCAGGACAGTAAAAACTGTTGTGCCTGTATATTGATTACTATAAAATCCAGAATATTGGCCTGAATATGTTGATGTAAAGCCCTGAGAATATATTCCTGAATATATTCCTGTAAAGCCAGAAGAATAAACTCCAGAATATGTTGGACCCTCTGAAGAAGCTTGAGGATTAGGAGATTCTCCTCCAGACCCATATGTAAAAGTATATCCACCTTGAAAACCGGAAGAATAAATTCCTTCATATGGCCCTTGAAACCCAGCAGAATAGATACCTTCATATGATGCAGAATAGATACCTTCATATCCTTGAGAATAAATTACATCTCCAATGGTTGTTAATCTATCCGAGCATGTTCCTACGGCTTGCCATGTACCGGATCCAGGCGCGGAACCGCCGGCAACAAATGCATAAGTACCTATTGTTTTTGAAAGAACATTTCTTAATAAACGTTTATGCCAATATAAATGCATTCCTGCATCATTAGCAGTATTTGTTAAAGTTCCGGAAATACCAGCGGTATACGCCGTTTCTTTTAGATTAGGAGTATCTTGATATATAGGTTTATAAATTACTTCATCTGTTGCAGCACGTGGATAATTTCCAACGGCAATATAATCAGTATTAGTTCCACCAAAATAATAAACGGAATTTGCAGCTCTTGAAGTTGTATTAGCATTTGATAATAATCTAGTACCGCTCCATCCTCTTGTTATACCAGATTCTTTTCTATAGAGATTATAAGTAGTATTTGCAGCACCGGATGAGGATATAACATTATCTTCAAAAAATGTTTCACTATGCCAAGAACTAGTATCTCCATCTCCAGGTGATGTTCCAATATGATAAGAACCTACTGTATTAGCTGCACTAATATAATATTGAACACATCTTTCGATTACAGTATCTGAACTATCTTCCATTTCTGATTCAGTCATAACTTTGACATTACTGCCGTCGACCTTAATAAATGGAGGAACACTATCTGTATCATCAACATGAGTTTCATTAAAACTGGTTCCATTATATGGATCACTGCCGGAATTATATTCTAATAATACATTAGTTATAGATACATTATTCGCAACTGGGTGATCTCCTACAACGTCCGGACTTCTATATCTTTCACCTATATATCCAGCACTAGTAAAACCGGCTGTAGCACTGGTGCCAGAAATCGGTCGGACATGGCCCTTCCAAAAATCATTGCCTGCCGTTCCTTTTGTATAACTTCCCCATCTTTCAAAAATAGGAACAACACATGACTCATCGATTTGGTCTACAGTCATTTCCTGTACGCCCCAACTTTCTACTTTTTCAAAAATAACTTCAACATCAGTTTGACCAGTATAATTTCCGCCGGACGCATTTAAATAACTATAAATGTCGGGAGCTGCACCATCTTCCAATGTTAATACTGCTGAGCCAAAAGTACCGGTAACATTTGTAACTTTAATGAACTGCCCAACGCCGAGCATTCCATATTCTTGATATCTAATTACTAAGTAGTCTCCTGCATCAATATCGTTCTTATATGTATCTTGACCACTGGCACCCTGATGCTCATTTATTCCCCATATTTCTCCAACATTCGCTGAAGCACCGGAACCCGTTTCTGTTAATTTTCCTATAAACAAATTGCCTGTTTCACTAGAACCAAGCCCGGTATTCGCTCCAAATGGCAATATTCGACAAGGTTTACTCATTAGTTAATCCTCTTCCAAAAAGTATACGGCTGAGAATCTAAAGAAGCTAATACAGTTCTCCCCGTATATTGATTACTATAAAATCCAGAATATTGTCCTGAATATATTCCTACATACATTTGAGAATAATATCCTTCAAAACCCTGTGAATATATTCCTTCAAATCCCTGTGAATATATTCCTTGAAAACCTTGTGAATAAATTCCCTCATATTGATTAGAATAAAATCCAGCAAATTGATTAGAATATTGTCCAGAAAATGTACCTGAAAAAATTCCAGAATAAACTCCAGAATATGTATGAGAAAATGAACCACCTTCCGAAGAAGCTTGAGGATTAGGAGCTTCACTTCCAGACCCATATGTTACAGTATATGCGGTTGTATATCCACCTTGATAAGGACCTTGATAACCACCTGCATATCCACCGGAATATCCTTGCGAATAAAAACCTTCATAACCACGTGAAAAAAGTCCAGTGAATTGACCTGAATATATACCTGTAAATTGTCCAGAATATATACCTGTAAATTGTCCAGAATATAATCCTAAATATTGTCCTGAATATATTCCTTCATACATTTGAGAATATATTCCTTCATATCCTTGGGAATAAATTACATCGCCAGTATCTGTTAGATAATCTGTATAAGCACCGGTTTGAACCCATGTTCCGGGAGTCGGGGTTGAAGTGCCAACTACTAATTTATAATAACCAATATCTTCTCCGACACTGCTATTCATCAAATAATTTCTCCACTCCGCCGCTAATGATTTAATATCAGCATCAGTCATTTCCTGAACACCATCATTACCTGGCCTATTATAAATAGGCCGATCACCAGAAGTTGTATTGGGGGCAGTTTTTCTCCATAACCTATAAACAATTTCACTATCAGCACCAGCTTGTCTATAAGTTTCTGTTACAGCGTCGCCAGTATAAATCCATGTATCTGCATCGGGCGCGGCAGGGCCGAAATAATAACCTCCTACAGGATATAAATTAGTTCTCCAATTATTAGAAACTCTAGCTAGAATAGTAGCTATTAAATCCGCAAAGTTCATTTGCTGAAGTTTATTGCCTGAAACAATAAGTTTTGTTGGATAGATTACGTTAGCTGTACTAGCAGCGTTGGATTGTTCTTGTTGGATAGACCAAGTGGTTGTGGTAAAATTCGATGCGGAAATAGGATGATCACCTACGTCATCGTCTCTGTATCTATTATCAAAGGAACCGACGTTGCCATCATTATTAGCATACGCGGTACAATTTCCTCTTACATTATAAACATTATTAGACGCAAACTCTTGCAGAACAAGAGGTACTATCATACTGTCGATTTCTGCTTCGGTCATTACTTGAACAGCCGATCCAGAATTGTAAACTTTTAATGGTGATGCCATTTGTTTTCATCGTTTTTAATTAAGGTCCGAGTCTTGTTCCGGATGAGTCATAAATTCCAAATGCTACCCAAGAACTTGTTCCAGCAGCATCCGCACTCTTCAAAAAATAATTTGCTGCTGCGGTAGTATCTGCAGTAGTTTTGAATGTCCCTGCATGGGTAAAAGTTCCATCATGAACAACGTCGGCATCAATATCTAAATCTCCATCAAAATCTGATGTACCAGTTACCTGAAAAGCTCCGTTGACTTTTCCACCATCTGATACTAACCATGCGCTAAGAGAACTTTCATATGTAAATGAATGTTTAGTTGTAGCAGGTATAACTAGACCTCCGCCACTAGCTTGTGCATCGGTATGACATTTAGCCCAATCAAACGTTCCGGTGCCAGAATAACCTGTTAATGTAAATGTTGTAACTGTTGGTACTGTTGCAACTATATAAATTCCTTCATCTGTTAAACCAGAAGTACCGGCAACCACAATAAAAACTTTATCTGAAACTGATAATCCGTGATTTTCAGTAGCATTATTTCTTTGCGAAGTAATAGTACCAGAAGAGGCATCACTATCACTATAAACGTTTCCAGCTAAACCAATTACAAAAGTTTTATCTTCAGTAACTGTAACTGTTGTATCATTATAAGTTCTAGTACCTTGAACAACTAAATTACCAGTAATAATAACGTTTTCGGAATCGATGGTAGTATCTGGAGAATGTATATGAAACCAACTAGAAGGTGCAACATTACACCACTCGGCTGAATCATAGATATAAGTATTTCCTCTTATATTAACTCTATTTCCAAAATTCGTAGTCCCGCCAACGTTTACAGTGCCGCTAACTTGAAGTTGTGCATCGCCGGTTGTGGAACCCGTACCGATTGCGAGATTACCTGAAGTTCCCAGATTCATTCGCTCGGTAGATTCAGTTATAGAATTACCAGTAAAAAATCTGATTATATCTTCATCACTACCATTATCTGTAGTAATATTTGTATCGCCATCTTGATCTTCTGGTTGAGCTAAAGGATAAAAAGAACTACCAGTATTTCCTTCAAATCTACTTAATGTTGTATTCCATCTAATTGAACCTGTTCCTCCGGCTCTTTCTGCACTAGATCCTACTGGTATATGTAATGAAGCGGAAGAATTTGATCCTGCAATGCCTCCTACATGAACTGTTCCCCATCTCCAAGTACTATTACCAAAATTTCTAGCTTCATCGGTATAAGGAATTACATCAGCATCTATTCTTGCACTAATTGTTAATGTATCAGCAGAAGTATCACCGATATCAGTATTTCCTGTTATTACTACATCTTTATCTACAGTTAAATTTGTGTTTATGAGAACACTACCGCCAACAACAGCCGATTCCAAAATTCCAATACCACCGTTTGAAGTTATCGCACCCGTCGTAGTTGATGTTGCATTAGTAGTATTAGAAACGTGTACAACATCTTTGCCACCCTGAATTTGAGTGTACATTAATAGTTGATTAGTACGCGTTCTCCATAAGTCAAACGTATCTGATAAAGCTACGTTAGCTGCCATTGTTATCCTTTTCTAAAACTTTATGTATTAATTTTTCAATTTTATCCACAGTAGACTTTAATTCTTGGAGTTGTTTATGATGTGCGGCTTGTGTTTCGCGCGCTTCATCATGCTGCGCTTTTAGTTTAGCTGCAGCCATGCGCTCCAATCTATGTTTATTTAGGGCATCTTTATCCGTATTTAATAGAGCTTTAGAATGTACGTCTCTAACAAATCTCGGATCTTCTGTTTGGATATTTTTATTCATCTAATGCTATTGCTCTTAAATCTTTCACTCTTGGTACATCTAATGTACTAGTTGAAAGTAAACATACTTTAATTGCGAAGGTTTTAAACTTCTTATAATTCGTTCCATTATCATCTACATAATCAATTGAATCACCGGGGGATCTATATAAAAATTCTTTAAAATCATCTTCATTTAATGAATTAACAGAAGTTGCCGTTTCTTGTTCTAATTGAATATATCCTCTGTCATCAAATGATTCTGTGTCGTCTGGGCTCAATACTTTTGCATATACATGTATTTTTGCACTTTCTGGTTTATAAGCATTAACTATAACTTTTAAATCTTCAGCTTCAAAACCATCTTCAAGATTAACCTTTCTTGTTATATATTTAGTATTGATCGGTCCACCTTGACTATCTAATTCACTACTTATAACTATATTACAAAAGTTCTCTCCTGTATGTGCAGGATCTGTTACGGTTATCGTTGGAGATCCTGTATAGCTAGATCCACCGGCTGATACAGTTGCTGCTGTAATCTCACCCGAAGTAATTGTTAAATCTATCAGCGCGCCTGTCCCATTTCCTCCGTCTACTGTTGCAACAGCTGTAGATGTATAATTAGCTCCTGCATTAATTACATATACTTGAGAATTTGCAATTGCTGCATTATCTACATCATTTTCAAGAGTTATTAAACTAAATCTCGAAATATCAATAACAGGGGAAACAAATTTTGATGTTGATCTAATTCCAACAAGACAACTAAATGAATTAGCCGTATTAGCCGGCATCATTATACGTTCAGTAGGATAAACATTTTTATCTCTTTCGCCAGCAACATAATTAGTTGAGATATAACTTCCGGCTGTATTCGAAGTTTTATAAGAAAATCCAACTGTTGAACTATCAAATTGCATTATTGATGTATTAAGTTTATATACATCAGCAAAAACATTAGATGTTGCGGCAGACTGGCTAGTAGAATTAGACATCAAGATTATATTACCTTCATTCATTGTTGTAAAATGACATCTGTTGATTCTCATCATTAAAGCTTCGCCCGGAGATTTATTTACAACTCCTGCATTAGTAGGTAAATATAAGTCTTCTACATTCGGTTGTTTTGGTATTCTAAAATTGGGACTAATAGCAGCCGTACTTAAAGGATTTAGACCCTGTATTCCTGTCCATAATTGATATTCACTACTATTAGAAATGATTACTAATGCATATTCATCGCCAGTTAAATAAACCGGTGCCGGGAATTCAAATGTAGTAACATGTAATGCATTTGCAGCTTCTGGTGCAGAGACAGTAGTTTGAATTGATTCTGGTTTTAAGGATGCTTCCGCAAATGGTAAAATTGTTCCGCAACTCGGAAGCCCATTAATTAATGGTCTAATTTGAACAGTAACGGGTAATTGGGGTGTAGAACTATTAGCAGTTGCTTTTTGTCTAAAAAATAAATCAACAGATTTAACAAAAACACCTTCTACATAATTACTCTTATTAACAATAAATGTTTGAGTTAGTGGATCCATCCAACCTTGAGATCCTTCAACTCTACTAGTAACACTTGTTATAACATTTTCATTAGTAACATCTTCTCTTCGCGAGGTAGATGGTCTTGTTGAAATTGAAGTTGCTTCCCTACCATCCAATAAACCTCTTACATGAAAAGTACATTCGGCAGCCATGGTAGAATTTGCAACCTTATCATTTACTTCATCGGTAACTCTTAATAATCTTTCACCGGCTTTATGTGCGGCTTTAGGTAAACTAAGAACGCCAGCAAAAGATCCGGCTAAATTGGTTGTCATGTAAGAAGCCTGTCCTTTTGTGGGAACAGTTCTATTAGAAACTACGGCAGAAATTCCACTATTGGAAGATAAAATAGTTGTTGTACTTGGACTAAATGTTTGATCTATATCAGCATTATCACCATTTTGATCATGTGCTTTAATTACTTTAATGTAACCAGTTGCTGTTCCACCAGAGGTAGTTTTTTCTGGCATAATTATCTGACAAACATTAGCACCTTCGGAAAGAGTTTCTCCCTGAATTAAATGTTTAGCAGTATCCACGGCATTAAGAACAAGAAAAGGCATAGGATATACATTAGCTGTAACATTCGTGCCGTCAAAAAATATCGCTACATTTGTTGATGGTTTCATTCCTTTAGCAACAAAATAAATTCTATCATCGTCTGGGGCATATTGTGATTTAAGTAAATGAGGTTTCATCCAAAAAGTCATAGAAATATCTGCGACTTTATTGCCCAAACTTCTTTTAATAGAATCAGGAATATTCTTCGAAGTAATACCTCTTCTAGTTTGACCTTGAGAAATTAGAGTTGCTTTTCTTATTCCTCCTGAGGTTGCTCCAGCATCTTTTACACTTATTTCTGGTTCTGGGTTAATTTGCTCGCCAGTCCAAATTTTTGTCCAATCATCCCATTGAGATCCGTGTCCACCATTTACAGCTCCGAATTGCCAATTATCATTAACCCCTTCTAAATTAACTAACACTTCTGGTCTTATAGAAGAATCATACCATACATCAGAATCTGGAAATGTTTTTATCCCTCCAGAAAATTGAGCTAAGGCATAAGGATTAATAGCTTTATAAGAACTAGCCAATGGTTGATTAACTAGATTAGCTGTTGTAAATGGTAAAGTAGCTAATTCCGGACCTGGTAAATGGTATGAAATATTATTACTAGATCCTTTTGATAATTGAAAACTAAAGGCATCTGCTTTAAATGGAGGCCTTAATTCATTTTTTTCTATGTCTATGGAACATAAATAATCAGTGTTTATTACGTCGCCTATAGAGTGACCTTTAAATCCATCTACAAGAATACCATTCTTAAATCTATCTCCGGCAGGATTAAAAAGAGAATCTTTTGTTGATCCGCCCGATATTGATGTTGCAGCAGCTTCTTTTTCGAGCATTGATAATGCAGTATAGTATTCAAGATTTTCAATTCTTTTTTCTAACTTACCAATATCTCTCATTGTATATCGTCTATTATCAATATACTTGGTTTTAATATCTCCGGTATTAAAAGTATAAGGAGGAATAGTTAAGGTATATAATGTTATAGAATCATCATCGTCTGGAGGAGTAATTGGTTCCCTCGAAGGAACTCCTTTAAGAACTCTAAAAACTCTATCTTTAGATAAAACTAGTTTATCTTTTCGACCCAAATAATAGTTTGTATTAAACTGCAATGTATATTCTGGATCTGGAGTGCCTCCAGCTGCTCCTAATTGAGATGATGGAAAAGCAGAATTATTAGAAGTAAGATCATTTGTTGTATTAGAACCTTTATCATTATTTGCAGAATAACGCGACGGTCTAAAATCTATACTATCTCTTAATTGAATTTCTTCGCCCGTTGTAGGACTTGTAAATGAAGGAATTTTATCAAAATTAAGACCTTCTCTCTTAACTCCGTTTAAACCATAATGATAACCAGTGTTAGCACCTACATCGGCATACGATTGAACCGAAAAGTATCCTGCTAGGGCATCTTGTATGGGTGGATCGAGAGCAGGGTTACTAAAATGGTCAACGATTACTAACATTTGACCTATCGGTCCAGCGGCTCCGGGTTTTAAAATAATAGACGCATGATCATAATAGTTATCTCTTTGACCATTATCTAATTCATAATTTGCTGTAATATTCTTTGCTGTTGTCGATGTTATATCTCTAAGGGCTGCTAAATGTGTTGAAGTAACGGCTGCTGATTTATCTCCGGAATCAATAACATATACTAAGTTAAATACATCTGAGATCATTAAGTTATCTTTTTTACCGGCTTGTTTATTAGGTAATATAAAATGAACTTGTCCTTTTGATATATCAGTATTAGATGATAAATTTGTAGTATTTCCAATTGTTAAAGTTTTTGATCTTGGAGATGCATTTGCTGTTCTAATAGTTGAAAGAATTTCAACTTGATATGCACCATTTTTTGAATTTAAATTTAATGTAGTTTGAGATGCACTATCAATGGTTGCTGTTCTTCCAGTTGCTGAAGAAAATTCTAATATTTGGCCCTCAGTTAATTCTTCTCCTGTAACATTATCTATAGGAGGATTTGAAGGGTTATCAATTGTTTTAACAACCACGGAATATAATTCTTTTGCTGTAGAAGCAGGTAAACTTCCTGTTCCTATAAAAGATCCTGTTGCGGTTGAAACAGTTGTTGTTCCAGCAATGGGAACAGATACAGATTGAAATGTTTTATAAGTATAAGTTATTCCATCCGGAATAGATGCTAAAGGTGAAAATGGTAATTGAAAAATTAAAGAATTTTTACTTGTGCCAGCCAATAAAGCCGTACCTTCAGGATCATTATTAAATCTTGATAATTTATCTATATTGGCTTGTGTTGTCTTAACTACACATGAACTATTAGCTTCAGTTAATTGACTTTTAGCTCCGTGCTTGACAATTAAAGATCCCAAATCTTGAAATTTAAAAGAAATAGAAAAAGTTGAATTAGATTGAACTTTTTGTGATAATGCGGTATTACTTATTGCTTTATGTTGGGAACCAATAGCTATATATTCTGCGATAGTAACAACATCGCTGGTAGAAGCTCCGGCAAGTGTAGTATTAACTGTGAGAGTTGCTCCTTTATATGCTCCGTTGGCATAAGAAGTTTTGTCTGCCGGCATTCCGATTGTTATAAGATCATCACCTTCTCCGGAAACTTGCGCATTAATAGTTTTATTTAAACGTATATCATATATTCGTGTCGAATAAACTGAATGATAATGAGTAGTATTAGATGTGACTAGATCCGCTTGTTCCCAATCGAACGATCTTACTCTCGCTGTACCCATTTTTGTTTGATTATATTTTTCCAGCGCATTTGAATCACCTATTGCTGAGTTAACAACTGCAGCATCACAACAATGAAGGTCGACAAGTTCGTGTTTAGAAATATCAAACGTTCCTAAAACTTTATTGAGATATAAAGAATTTCCATAATCAGCAGCAACTATATAATCCGAAATAGCTGCAGTATCTCTTCCTTTTTCAACATCAACATATCGTGTAGCGATACTTTCATATTCATATCCCTTTACATATGCCTTACCTGCTTCTAATCCGGCAGAAATTAAAGAATTATTACCGGTTATATGATCTTTTAATTGAATTCCAAATGGTCGAACAGTATAACTTCCACTTTCATCGAAAGTTCTGCGTGCCATTGTCTTTTCAATTTCCGCATATAGTGGATATTTCGTTTCTGTTGTTTTAACACCTAATTCAACTCTAGTTAATTCTATAAATTTTTCACCAGCAAATTCTGAAATAGTGTCACTAGTGACAGTCGTTGTTCCATCAGCTCCGACTGTTTCTGTCACTATATCTAGAGCCGCTAATGTTAAATTTATAGCAAATCTATCTGCACCGGGAGCGGCATAGTTGGCAGTCCCTTGAGCATTATCCAAAATAGATGGATCATCATCTGTCTGAACGATTTCTTCAGTAGCGAGTAATCCAATTCTCTTAGTAGGACTATTACTATATTTGTCTAATGAAATAGTTTGATCTTGAACAACTACAAAAAATCCACTAATATAAAAAGCACCTTCCGAAATACTTGCAATGGATGCAGTATTTTGAGCTGCAGCGATACCGGCAGTTCCACTTAAACTAACCGTATTAGCTTGCCATGGCACGCCTTCTAAAGTAGAAATTGTTTCACCGTCTATAAAATCACCACCACCCAATTTTGAAAAAAGTAATGTTGGTTGATCTGAAACAGTTCCGGGCTCAGCTTGAATAACTAAACCTTTAGCTCCTGATGTTCCACCAGTGATAGTTTTTTGAGCAAAATTAGTTACGGCAACATCTGCATTATCAAATGCAGATTCTAATTTTAAAGAATTAACTTGATTATTAAGGGTAACATCCCCACCAAAAACTTTACTACCTTCTTTGAAGATATTATCACCAAACCTAGATACCTGTTCTTGTAAGATTGTTTGTAATTGAGTTAACTCTCTTGCTTGAACTGCAAAACCAGGCCTGAATAAAATTCTATGAAAGTTTTTATTTTTATCATAGTCATCATAGTATGGTGCAATGTTAAAATTTGTTTTTACTCCAGACACTTATATCTCTTTCTAAAAATTTTAGAAGTTTATAATTAATTTCACATCTTCAATTTGGTCACTAGCTCTTGAGATTGGTGATCTATTTTCAACATACAGAATATCACCAGTATATTGTTTCAAGTCAGGTCCTTCAATAACACTTGTGTTAGCCGTAGTTCCGGCACCAGATATTGTTAGAGCTTCATTAGCTTGAAACGATCCAGGAGTTGTATCCCAACCAACGGTTGAATTAGCTCCTTTTGTAACTTGTGTTATTCTCAACTTACTTGTACCGGAAGCCCAGTCAACAACCCTTCCTGTGGCTCCTGATTCAGCTCCTGTTACTACATCATCTGCTATATAAGCTGCTCCAGAAAATGATTGAAGTGTACATCTAAGAGCTTGATCTCCTAAAGAAATTACTGCCGGAGTTCCAAGATCTGATCCATCTGTAGTATTAGCAGCATTTGGATGTGAAATTAATCCAATCTTTCTAAAATCATTCGCAACTGTAAATTCGCCAGATTCATCATTTTCTAGTCTAACATTAACCATTATATTAAATCCGCCTAATTCTTCAACGGAATCAAATCCATGACCACCTTTAGGTTCAATTGCGGCAACTACCTTGGCATCATCTAAATTCCAAGAAGTATTTGCTAAAACATTAACTACTGCATTTGTATATCCGGATCCAGCTGCGATAGTTACAATATCGGTTAAGCCAGATGCATTAGTTCCATTAGATCTACAATTTGCTCCAGTACCATCTCCTAAAATTTGTAATCTGGGAGCTATTTGGAAATTATCGCCTTGAGCAGGAGCGGAAGAAAGTGCCGGATTGAAAGTTACAACTTTAGTGGTTGCATCATAATCTGTAATAGTTCCACCTGAACCTTCAGCATCTCCTGAAGTAAAGAAAATATCTGAACCGACATAAACGTCATCTACGGCCGAAGCTGTGCTGTGAATTCTACAAGAAGTTGTAGTAGTACTATATCCTCCACCAAAACCATTATCTAATGTATTAGTTTCAAAAATTAAATATTCTAATCCTCCAACGGTGCCATTAGCTGTTTTTCTGTAGATGTTAATGGCTCCATCAACTGCGCCGTTCTCAACATCTCTTTGCAAAGTATTTTCTTGAGTGGCAGAAGCCATAACAACGTTTGAAAATCTAACTTGTTGTACTGGAATATAATTTGTTGTTACAAACTTTAAGGCTGATGCTGCGGAAATCGTATACATATATTTCCACTTATAACCATCAGATCCAGGCGTAACAAGTGCTGTTGTCTGTCCGGTAGGTTTAGCTAAACTATTCCCGGATGTGTTATTGTTCGCTAAGCACTTATAAATGTTAAATTCATCTGTCATAACATAAAATGATTGTGCTAGCATTCCAGGTTCTGTATTATCATAAGCATAATAAGGCGTATTATTAGCCCAATTATATCTAGGAATACAATGTGTCACGTCGGTAGATACAACCTTTTTGGCTGCAATCATATCCTTCCAGTGACTATAATAGGTGTTTGATACATCGTCGGTAGGTGAAGGGGGTGTTGTGTCAGAATCTGCTGCCGCGGCTCCCGCTACATTAGCCCAGTTTTGGACACCACCGATGAAAAGATACATATTAGATTCTAAGTATGTATCGCCTGCGACTGTATTCGCGAATGTTGTCATTCCGAAATCTTCGTCAAAAGACTCCCGGAATTGTCTTGCATTGAACATTCTAAATTTGTTTGTTACTAAGGCCGGCATTTCGATAACTCCAATCTTTTATTTTTAATTAATTACTCTAAAACGGTATGTTGAGCAACGGCATCTAATATTCCTTCTGGAAAATATTTATTACCGCGATTATGAATGTTAAAAGTTGTTGTGGTCAAATCGCCCACGATATATTTAGCGTCATGACGACTATAAATATTCATTTTTCTATTCGGTTCTTGACCTATTCCTGTATTTATGAGATCTTCATATAGTAAAAATTCAGATTCGATTATTAGCTTACCAATCGAAGAAGTAGCAGCGTTTGAGCCATCTTCCGCTAATAATTCATCTCCATCTTCTAATAACATCCCATCGGACTCTTCTAATATTATATTTATATCATCAAAGTAAACTGTTGAACCTTGCTCTAAATTTTTAACTGGTGTCACATTTGTGACTACCAAGCTTTCAATTATTTGATCATCATATTGTTCAGCAGCATCTATAGAGTCATGTGCTAGAAAATATTCATCAGGATTAGGAATAGTTCTAACCGGGCAATATGTTGGATATGGATATGCTGTGGTTGTCAAATCCCATTGTGGTGAATATGTTTGATGAATTGGTAACTTAGTAGTTATTTTAATTATATCGTTTTGTAAAGCGACTCCGATAATATTATCGGGATGATTACTATAAGTTCCAAATTCTTTTATTGAAGCATCTCTATAATCAACATAATAATTTGTACCTTTTGATAACCCCGTTCCGGGAAGTGGATTATAGGATCCTTCTAGAAAAGCAGCCATTTGAAGAGATTTATCTATTGTAACTACTTCGCCCCAATCTCCCAGTGCTATATCTTCTTTTGCTAGTCCTAATACTGAATGTACACCATCTAATTGAGGTTTCGCATCACCATTTGCTTCGCAAAAAACTAGTTGAATTTTTCCATTATCCATTAAACCAACTACATGGCCTTTACTAATATCTTCAAAAGCTTGATATTCATATAATTTCCATTGAGAAAAAGATAAATCTAATTGATCTTTAGTTACTGCTTTTCCTAATTTAATTCTATCTAAACTATCTGCAGAAGTTATTGTAGGCGGTACAGTAGTGAGCCAACATTCGTGATCGCCACCTTTAGCCCAAACATTTTGACTATAATTAGGATAATATTCTGCTCCTGGTATTAAATCCCAAACACGTTCTTCTATAGAATCTGTATCTCTTACTGTTACAACTTCTCCTACTTCGGCATCTTCATTAACTATTCCTAATAATGAATGAACATAATTAATACGTGGAAATAATACGTTTCCTACTTCATATACTCTTTCTACTTTTCCATCAGGTCTTAATCCCACTGCCATTCCACCATATACTTTTGCACCCGCTACTATAAATGTATTTGGATTATTTAATTTTTTATCTTTTGCTCTTGCATACGCTTGACCAGATGAGGATACTTGAGTTCCTGTATTAATAGCAGTTAATTGTGGTTTATCAACCGCTGCAACTGGAGTGTGTGGAGTCACTTCTATAGTTGAAGAAAGTACTGATTTATTTTCCGTCATTATTGGACCACCAAAGTCTGCATGCAGATGACAAAATGCAAATAATGCGCGATAAAAATCAGGCTGCCAATCAACTAGTTCATCCGGAGGTAACCAAGTTTTATAAGTATGATCTGGGATTTTAAAGTCGACATAAGCACCGCCATTACCAGGAGTACCTACGGCAGTTACAGGAAATTCCATACTTGATACGAAGCTTCCATTATGATGACCATCAATTATACTAGCAAATCTTAATGGATGAGTTAAATTAGAACTGTCTTCTTGATTGAAACGATATGTAACCCCTTTAATAAGTTTTCTTGACCAAGCACTATCATTAATGTTTACACCATCAAAATAAAAATCTGTGCCTGAAACTGTTACCATTATTTCCCATGATGCAGGATTTGGATATTCTGTTATGGGCCAGCCAAACGCAGCTTCTGGAAAAATGGGTTCTAAAACAGAGTCTGCCATGTTAACATAAGTAGACACGCCTGTTAAAGCTGGAAGATCAAGTTGTATCCGTTGTAATCCCCAACGATCAAAAATTTCGAGGTGTGTTTTAACTTCGAGATAATGATTATCCTTCCACAAGTCCGCAAGTAATTCAATTTCTTCTTGGCCGTAAGTCCAATAAGTAGTAATTGTTGGCATTACTTGTGTACCGTCCGGAGAACGATACTTACCTAATATACCTATCTCTAACCAATAATCTATACCGCCTTTACGTTCTGTATTCGGATTCCCATCTCCGCCTAGACCCCAATAGGTGTCGGCTGGTCTTTGTGCTCCTGCAGGTGCACGCCATGCACTTGTCGTATGTACTGGACCCCACCTATTTTCTGTATTATAATGAGTTGACTTGCCCCATAATGAAACTCCGCCAAAGGCACTGTGGCCCGTACATTCATTTCCTTCGAAGTGGCCTGGAATGACTAATTCTGGAAATACATTTGGATACCAAGGAGCAATTTTTTCAGTAGAATTAAGACGCGCTTTATCATGCTGCGAAAAATGATGAGGTATTTCTACTCTCCCTGTGCGATTTGAATCATATCCATCGTTCCACGGATCAAATTGTCCAGCCAAACCTCGGCTGTATGGTTCATAATCCCATCCACGTCCAACTAACCAATCTACTCGTCCGGCATGAAATGCAAAATGTTTATCATCTGTTGTAATTCCAAATCCTATTGTTCGCGGATCCAAAAATTCAATATGCATTTTATGAACTTCTCCAGTCCACATATCAATTTGCCCGAAAATACTAGTATAAGGGCCCATGGTAGTACTATTATAAATTGTATCAGTACCTCTCTGGCTGGTTGTGAGTGGTCCGTATGTAGGTACAAATGCTGGTGTTCTATCAACAAATAGTTCAAGCTTTTTAATAGTATCCGTCTCCACTTTAACGTCTACATTTATCAAAAGTAATATTCCAATTTCCCCGAAAACATTCCAACCAGCAGGATGAACAAAAGATCTAACTAAATCTCTAAATTCATTAATTTGAATGTCCGATCTTAAAACGTACGAAAAATCTTGATAGTAATAAGAATCTTGAATCCTGATAATATCACTAATCATTCCGAGTTTATCTTGAAACTTACCAGGATAATTTGTTACAGCTGTTCGTATAGCTAAAAATGTTGCATTATTATCGCCATCAGGAGCAGTTACAGCAGGTACTATATTATAATTAATACCTGCCGTAGTAATTGAAAGAGATTTGATAGCTCCAGTTTTTAAAGCTCCGGCTTTTAAAATAGCATTGTTACCATAACCAGAATTTGTTTCCTGATAAGAAGCATTTGAAGATGCTAAAGTTGCTGTTCTAGCACCTTGGGAAGAAATAATCATTTCGCCAGGAATAAAATCTGCGGGTTCTAACATCATAAATGATTCTATATCATCGGCAGTATTAAATCCTTCATATTGAATTTTTCCACGAGATGATATATCAGCGATTGATATATTATCTATATGTAAATCATATGTTGTAGAAGTCGAAGTATTTGCAAATAAATAAACAGCGTGATAACGATCTGAACTTGCTACAAATTTTCCTTCGAAAGTATAAACTTGATCTGCATTAGTTGTTTCCAGAAGAGTATAAACAACTGATTCTGTTAATCCTACTGTGGATCCTACTGGTTCATAATCAACATCGGTATCTGAATGGCCATATCTTAATTCAACGAACTTGAGACTTTTGCTGCCTCTAAAAGAAATTTTAGCATTATATTGATTTCCTGGAATAATAGTATTCGCATATGCTTCACCTTCTTCACTATCTATTGAACGTAAACCAATATAAGTTTCTAACTGATCATTAATCGCTATCTTACCACTATATGAACCAGAAATAGTATTTGATGTTTCTACTGAAAGTGTGTGGCTCCCAGTATCTACGGCTGTTCTTTTTGAAGAAAAAGCCGAAAGTCCTGAAATACTTCCATCCTCAAAGTCTCCAATATTATTTTGAAGAACATTTACATCTTCAAGAGAAAAAGTTGCTTCTTCATCTTTTACCTTCATGGTACTAAAAGTAGAATTTGATGTAGAATTAACAGAAGGTAATATTACTTTTGCTTTCTTGCCAGATGTTACCCCTATAACAGATTCGCCAAATCTATATTTTCCATAAACATTTTCATCAAAATTTAAATATGTTAATCGACCAGTATTTTTTCCTGTTATAGGATCTTCAAATCTCCATTGTTCTAGACCTAAAGTAGATTCATTTTTTGCTGCATATCTAGGAGCTCTTATATAATCAAGTCCTGTAGTTATTACTCGAGTTTCAGAAATGGACCCGAAACCTGTATAAGTATAAGCAGTTCCTCCATAATAATCTGAAACTGATCTTGAACCATCTCCTAATGGATTTGCAAATAATCCCTCTTCATCTTTAATTTCATAATAGCCGGCGGGTTGAATCGTGTTAATGGTAAACATATTAGATTTACCAGGAACTGCAGATCCATTTGCACTATAATAAAGATCACACGCTGAACCTTCAACAAAATTAGGAGCCTGTGGACTTTCTAATGCATATACAAAAGTTGAATTATTTACTGAGGGCCCTGCAACTGTTCCTCTGGTTCCTGTTTTAGAATCATATACAAAATAACCTGGTTGTATATCATCTTCAAAAGCCTCAGTGTGGAAAAGAATATTATCTCCAGCATCAGAACTTCCATCTGTACTATCAATAAGAATTAAACCTGTTCCTTCTTCTAATAATATACTTGCTCCACCTTCTGCGGTATCTTGATTTGCTACTTCCGCAACAAACGTAATTGTATTACTTGAACTAAAGTGTGTATTAATATTTTCTGGATATTTAACATCTTCTTCTTCGATAGAAAAAGAAGCCGAATTTAATAATATAGCTGATTCAGCAGTTCCACCTTCAGCAACTGATATAGCTGCGCTAACCTTTGTATTAGAACTTCTAAACACTCCTGTGGGAAGCACTTTGGAAATTACGCCGGTATGTCCTCTTCCTCCGGTTCCAGAATTATTAATTTCTAAACGTTCGCCTCCATAATAACCATTACCTCCATCATCAATGATAACTTCATCAATAGCACCATTAGCAGTTGACGCAACGCGTGCAACAGCACCTTTTCCGGCACCTCCTGTAATTATAAGTTCATCGTTAATGGCATATCCTGTTCCATTACTTATAATATCAATTTCCCCAATAACCGCAATACATGTTCCCCGAGAGGATTTTGTCGGGAAGGTCATTGATTTAACCACATCTTCCGAATTATCACTTCCCATTAATTCTGCGTCAATATATGTTTCAATTGTTGCTATTGTTTCGTCTGATTGAAAATCAGAATAGGCATCAAAACGAACATCATATCCTTTGGTATAATCGGTTAAAAATAATTCTGTTACACCAGTTGTTCCTTCAAAATATGAAATTGAATTATCAACAGTAGCTGTTGCTTGAGATTGTTCACCTTTAATAATTTTACTATTAAAATCATCTGGATTTAAAGCTGCTCCAGTAAAAATTTTAATAGATTTTAATGATTTCCAAGTTCCGTCGGATGGTCTTAATAATCTTTCTTTTGGATATATAAAGGAAAGTTGCTCCGATCCATAAACAGTTCTCCATAACCATAAAAATGAATCCTCTGTTCCTCTTGACCTATAAATTTCTCTGGCGGTTTTTATCGCTTGTCTTAAATCTCCAATGGCACCGATAGGAATATTTGTTAGAAAATCATCCCGGAACCTCTCCAAATACATATTATCGGTTTCATCTATATCATTAACCAAATCTAAATCAGCCGCCCCTCGGAGAGGATTTCTTTTAATGTCTTTATCGGTTTGACCAATTACTGCTTTTGCTCTAGATCTTTTTCCAACTATTTCTTCACCGTGAAGAAAAGCTTTAGTATTTGTGGGGCGCGCAAATAATACATGAGGATCGGTTTTATAATTTTTACTGGTAATATCTGCAGATTGATATTTGCCTGCTGGAAAAACACCGTGATTTTGAACACCCGTAATTATTGCTTCAGTTCCAGAAACGGCACCCACAATTAATTCACCTAATGAAAATGTTGCGGTAGTTGGATCTCTATCTGATTCAACCAATAATTCATGAATTTCACTGACACTCGGATTATCGTCTTCTGTGCTTTCTAATAGAAATTTTCGTCCGGAAGTGGCATATTGGGTAAGTGTTGTTGTAGGTGGATCGTTTTCATATACTCCGAAGTTGACGCCGCTTTCTCCACCTTTTTGGGGCATATAAAATGTACGTCCGGCGAATTCTTCTAAGTGTAATTCATAAACTATTCCTGGATCATCAGAAGCTGCTATCGCATCTGGCCTATTACCATATATTGGAAAATAATAACCTGTTTGTAATCCGACATCATATTCAACTTCTAAATCGGATGGTGAGTATATTAATCCATCATCCAGAGCTGTGCCGTAAATATAATAAGCATCGGCATCATCTTCAAGAACTATATTATATTCGTCTAAAATTAAATCGGTATATTCTATTTGATAAGATTCTAGGAATTCAAAATACTTAGTAAGAAAGAGAGGGAGATTGGAACCCTCCTCCGTAAAAAAGGAAGGTAATTGATTTTGAATAATTTCAGAAATTCTATTATCAGCCATTATGCGGTATTAGCTCCATATACTACCAAAGCCGGCGTTTCATTAACAGTTCCCTGAACAAAATCGCCAGTAGATAAGGCCGTGTCTACTATCATATTAACTATTACATCTTTTCTATTAATTATTATAACTTGTTCTCTAATGGGGGTAACATCTTGAATATTGGTTTCAACATATATTTCAATAGTATTATTATTTACTACCGTCTCGACAGAATTAGGTTTAAATCCTACCAACGTCATTTTACCAGTTTCATAATCTATTGTTCCCACATTAGAATTAACAATTGCTACTGCGCCGGCTTCTTCTTTCACAACTTGAATAATTCCGTCAGCATCATTTAATAATGTATTTTGTTCTAATACATCAGTATTTTCATTGATATATTCAAATTTTGAAGATGATAATGCTCCCTTATATCCCTTATAAGGATATTTTATCTGATTAGAAAAATTTTGAGAATAGTTAAATGCCTGGCCGAGCTCAACTACTAATCGTTTAAATAATAAAACTGTTGTCTGGTTGTTCAAAACAGCTGGATCAGAATTATCAATTAAAGTGGTTAATCGTGAATATCTAAATCTTAAATCAAATTTTCCTAATTCCTCAATATTATAATCTAGAGCAGTTGAAACAATTCTTTCACCTATTTCTTGGGGTGATTGTACAGTTTTATTTGGATCATATCGAACGTTAGCGATAATTGATATGTATAGATAATCCGGTGGCACAATTTCTGGCGTAACAGATACCATATTCTTTGTTGCTAAAATTTCTTTTTTAATAACTTCTTTATCTTTTGTTGTTAAAAATAATCCACTTTTAGGTTTAACAGCAATATAAGCTTTTCCATATCTCGGAGGGTCATTTTGTTCTCCACCCCAGCATGTTACGGATTCAGCATTAACCCATTCTTTTTCCACAACTCTTTTATAATCATTTAATGTTACACATCTATTTTGAGTTTCATATAATTTTGGTGCATTATACTTAATTTCAGCAACAGATTCCCTGCTGCCTCCACCATATCCAGCTGTTGTAGTAAGCACAGAAACATTAGAATATCCACCTATTGCATCTATTGCTCTAAATGCTACTGCTTTATTAGTAGCTGTTCCATCGGATATATTCGCAGCTAAAATAACTTGACTTCCATCTGCCGGCCTATATCCAACTTTATTATCTCCGAATTGAACTTCAAATTTATTTTCAAAAGTTTCATATAAAAAATATACATTAGATGTAGGTGTAACTTTAACTGTATCTGATATTAATTGATAGGAATGTGTTTCAGTTGAAGTGGGTGAAGATTTTATAACAACAGAAAGAGTTGTTACATCGGTGTTTGTGTTTGGTAATATAAATTGTTGTTCTTTATTATTATAATCAACTTTATATTTGTGTGTTAATCTGATACCTTGATTTAATTGAACATCCCTTATCGTAAATTTTCCTGAATCATCCAATATTCCGGAATAAGAATTTGCTGTTGTAAATATGTATTTTTGTTCATCAATAGTTGTTGAGAATCTTTTATCTTTTTCAACAATCATAGATGTTGCAGAATCACTCGGAATTATTTCTAATTGAACAATTGCTTTAGTTCCCTGCACAGATCGCGGCGTATAACCTAATTGTTTAGCTTTTTGTACAACAGAATTTCTGAGTTCCGCCGTATCTAAAAACATTTCATTGGCTAACATATTCAAATAAAAGGAATTGTAGTATGTATTATATGAAAGCAAATCCATTATAACATCTAATCCAGATCCCGCAAAATCAAAATTTGAAAATTCACTTTGACTTTTTAAAAATGCTACTAAGTTTGATTTAATAGAACTATAATCTAATTCAGATACTTGTAATTTAGCTGATTGTTCCGGCACAGTGTTTCCTATCTATATAAAAATTGTTCGAAGGTTTCTGAGGATTGTTGTCCCATCATAGTGAAAATTATTTTTACTCTATACCTATTTAAATCCTCTTCAGCTATCACAAAGATATCTCTTATTATAGCACGCGGTTCGAGGGCCTGCATAGTTGTTTCAATACTTAATCTTAATCGAGTTTCTGTTATTTTATTCATGGGATCAAACAACAGACCTTGTAAATTTGATCCAATTTCGGGATGTCCTATTCTTTCGAATTCTCTAGTTTGTAAAACATTACGCATAGACTGTTTTATAACAGTAGAGTTCTTTGTTTTGAGAAGATCTCCCGTAATAGGATGAACTTTGAACGATAAATCTACATCAGAATATATTGCTGCACCCGTATCTTTATCATATTCAAGTTCTGTATATGTTGTATCTGCCATTTATAAATTACTCCAGTTACTTTATTTAGCTGTTAATGAAATTATGGGTGGTGCTTTGCCATGTGTTCCCTGCTGATGTGGATGTTGTCAGCCGCGGTGCCCAACTTCGGCCACGTTTCGGCATTGATAGTATCGAGATATTCATAAACTTCTTCCGCTTGTGCTGATACATCTTCTAATAACTTTTTAAATTTATTTCTACTTTTTTGTATTGCGGCACTGATAACCGCTTCGGCATTGGACTCAGCTGATATTTCAAAAGACCACTCTTCGTGAAATTGAAACATGCTTACGGACGATCCTACTACCAGTGCCTCGGTCAACTTAAGATATTCTTCCCCAATTGTATGATCCACCGCTCTGGTGTAGCTGTCTTCACCGTCAAAAACAATTGTTATTTCATCACCTTCAGCAACACCTAGGGCCATCCATGTATCGGCGACGGCCTGTTCTTCCTCTGTGCGCACAATCTCGAGACCAGTATCGTCTGAAATATAAGTTTCAGAAACCGGCACAGTCCCGTTAATTTTTAACACAGTACCTGCTGGATAATTCGCGGTAGTTCGTACATCCCCTTCCACGCCGGCTTCACCTGATCTCCAAACCGGAAGCTGTGGATATTTGCCTGCGCTAGTTGGAATAGCTATTGAAACAGTATTAGCTTTAGCTTTATATGCTCTTAATCTATAACCTGGATGTATGTAATGGGTTTGAGATCCAACCGGAGATCCGGGACTGGAAGTCACACCGTCGATTAAATACGCATTCGTAATTTTATTTTCGTCTGCAGAAGCATATGGTTCAAATCTTTGTGTAGTACTGTTTAAAGGTATATTATAAGACAATGATGTATCCAGATCTACAGGAAATGCTTCGTCAAGAACGGCGACGGTTGTATTAGATAAACTTTCAACAGATCTTGTTGATCCAGAAGATTCTAAAAGAGGGGAAAATATAGTAATTGTAGTATTTGGTTTGACTTCCCGGTGACCAAAATCATTAAAGTTAGTGCCGTCCACCTCATCTACAAATTCACCTTTTATTATCATCAATGTCTTACCTTTAGTTCTTATACTTCCTTTTTCAACAGTTTCATCGTCCTCCATGCCTTGAGTCGTTTGAATCAAGCTTATTTCAATTATTTGTAACATTTCTTTAATGCGGAAGACCAATAATTCTAATTCTCGTAAATCATTGTCTCTCAACATTAGCAACTCTTCATAAATGTTTATATCATCGCCTTGAAATTGTTCAGTTATTGGATGAAAAGAACCGAAAAGATTAACTTCCATTATTTGGGCTAGTATACTTTTCGTTCCGGTCGGTTGCCCTTCCAATAGTTCTAAAATCTTCTCTAGCCCTGCCTTCGCTGCCGTCAACCATGCTTTTTTATCAACAGCCAATTCACTTGCGGGCCTTGAGTCTCCAACAGTTACAGCCTCGTCATCTCCAACAGGATCCCCTAACATTTTCCAGTATTTAGAATTAACTACAACCATCCCACTGGTAGAACCTGCAGCGGTATCTTGAATTAATGGTGTGAAGACTGCGCTTGCATCATCAGGATCCTCTGTTGTTAATATGCATTCAAAATTTTTGCCAGAGAAAAATACCTCATCGGGCGGTGAGTACACTTTGGTGTTTGGAGTTCCATCATCTGCAAAAGTCCCGGGTCCGGCATAAGGATCAATAGCTAATGACTTCATATCGGCAGCCACTTTTGTTTCAGCTGCAGTTTGTACTCTTAAACCCATTAACAATGCCAACATATCTATACCTCTTAAAAGTACAGAATCGTCTGGTCCTCCTCCTAAAAAACATACTCCGGCACAAAATTTTAAATCTTCTGGTGGTTTGAGTTCGCCTCCTGCGGCATTCATTCTTTCTCTAAATGTAGTTATTCCCCCGACTCTTGGTTCTAAATATAAAGAATACATACCGGCAGCTGGCAAACCATTAGCGAATAAATCTAATATTACTTCAATATCTGCCGCGAAAGCTAATACATCTTCTATTTTATCATCGAGCCATTTTATAATAGGATCTAAAGTTTTTTTAGCAGATGCGACACTTGATTTTATCCCCTTTACTTCCGCTTCACATTTATTAAGCATTGGACCCAAAGCTGGAATCAGTTGCTCTAAACTTTTACCGGACCAGTTAGGTGATTCTGGTAAAGCATTATCATCATAAGCATCTACTACCATGCCTACTACACATTCTCCTTCTTTAACTTGATGGTATGTAGCTTCCCGTTGATCATCCGGTTCAATGACTTTTCCTTCCTCGCCCTTTATTCCGGATGCAACTGAAGGAATTGCTTCATATATTAACTCACCTGATACAAACTCTTCAGAGCCACTTTCTAAATATTCAATCTCTAATGTTTGATTCATATATGGCAAAGGATTGCGATTTTCTTTTTGACCTATATGTTTAGCTTTTATTCTACTTTCTGTCATATCAACATCTTGAGAATCCATAGATGAAGATGCGTTCGGGACCATGACTTCATTAATCCACGATTTAGTTTCTACTACAGCTTTTACGCGGCCATAAACTCCTCTGTCATTTTTTAATATTCTATTGGTTTTCTTTGGATCCTGTACTGTAAATGCTCCGGATTTTTCTTCTTGCATAACGTAGTAATCCGTGAAATCTGTATCTCTCCCATCCCCCGCCGAATCTCCTCCCCCTCTCACTTCTTCTCTTCCTTCCGCTTTCGCCGGCGCCCCTTTAGCAACGACTATTTTCGCGACTTTAGATACTAATAATTTATGAGAAACTGCAGCGGGTTTCCATATTTTTTTAATATCTTTTAGTAATTCCACAAAGCCTTTAATTTCTATAAGCTTATTAAAATTTGTCAGAACGTTTGAAAATTTGTCAAAATCTGGCAGCCCTATTATAAAAATAATGCCCCCAACTTTAGCTGAATCAGACATAATCGGTCTGCCTGATTTATAATAACTTGGATCTATTAAATCTGAAAATTTGTTTATATCAACATTGGGAATCCATTCATCCAACTTACTCTCTGTCGTTCCGTCTGCAATTGCTTGTTTAAAAAATTTCGGTACGTCGCCTAAATCATCAAAAGATTTATCTATAGTTTGTATAATTCCGCCGGGAGTTAATGACATCAAACCTGTGTACTTATTCATTTTTATATAATAATTATCAACGACTCCTGTCGTATCCCCCCCTTTTTTAAAAAGAAGTGGATCTTCACTCATCTCCGGAGCTTCAACATAATTTTGTTCGCCTGTGATAGGATCTATGGCTATTTTATCGCCGACACCGGCTACATCCAATTTGGCGGGCTGGTACTTGCCGGAACCCACTGGAGACTCAGTGGGTCCGATTCGTGTTGCAGGAACATAAATATTTTTCCCAAAAAATAAAGCACCCGTCATTGGATTTCGTTCTACATTTGGTTCAACCGAACCAGCATGAACTGGTAGCATGTAAAAACCTAGACCTCGTAAATCTTTTAATATTGCTAAGATTTCATCTAAGATTGCATCAATTGCCGCAAATATAGGATCTATGGTAGCAAACATTAGAGCTTTGTTTATTTCATATATTTCTTTAATAAACGCTGAATTTGCTTTATGAAGTTCCAAAGCCTTTTTTGCTGCTTCAAAAAATGGTTTTAAGTAACCAATATCTCCTAATGCTGCAGATTTCCAAAGATCCGCCTCAAACACTTCTGCCGCCGCTCCGTACTGTCCGAACGCTTCCCCGTCGAGTTGGCCAAGAGCAGTAATATCTAGTTCTAAATTAGTTCCCGTAATTGCGTGAGTATCAGCTGCGTTATTCTTAAGAGCCATTATTTTCTTTCCTTTTTATTTCAACTTCGTTAAATTTTTCTATATCTGTTCTAACGGTTTTCAATAATTGATTTTCTAATTCCGTTAATTCTTTCAATTTTTTAGCTAACAGAGATAATTTTGGATGAGCTCCTATTTTATCTGGTTGTTGCCATTCGTCTTTTGCCATATATTACTTATGATAATAAATTTGCTAAGGATAATTTGGATTCTTCTGTTTTCGTATATGTTCCCTTCGTCATAGGAAGTGCTTTGCCTCCAACAATTGGGCCCCCAGAGTTCCCCCCCACTAAGTCATGTTGATGCATTATATAATCCATAAAAAAATCATCTAGAATTTTTTTCAAATCCGCCACATCATTTTTAATTGTTATTAAACCGGCACCATCAATTGCTATTTTACCTTTTGCGGCATTCGTTATAGTCACTTCTCCTGCGGCTCCGGCCCCGCCTCCACTGCTTTGTATTTTTATTTCTCCTGTGGGAGAATCTCCAAGAGATATTTCTCCAACTTGATTTTTCATAGTTATAGCGCCAAGTGGAGTTTCCATTGTTATTTTAGCTGTTGTTGGATTTTTAGGGGTAATAGCAATATATCCGGTTGATGCAACTGCCGCACCTTTTTCAGAAGAAGAAGGAAGTCTATTTAATTGAAATAATAAGCCGCCGGTGGACTCTGTTGCAGCAGATCTTAAATTGATAATTCCATTTTGACATACAATGGATTTACCAGCACCACCTCCCGAGTTTATCACATTCATTCCTTGAATAATTTCTTCACTACCATGAGTAA